TATGCTTTCCGGAAGACCACATGTTAGAAGCTAGGTGATAAAGCCACCCTGTTTACAGGCACTTTATCTTATTTAAACTGAAAGGCGACCTTTACAAGACAAGCCCTGCAAGTGCACACGCAGCTACCTTGTTAAACGAAGCCCTGAGTAGGAGTATAAAAATGACAGAAGAAGTCAAAACTGAGGAACAGCCAAATCCTTATAATTTAAAAAAATCTTGGCACGAAGGTACTGATAAACCTTTTCAGTCATCAGAGCAGTTATACTTTGAAGACCCATCAGAAAAAAATAAATTATTTAAATCTGATGATGTTAACGAAGCAGAACAAGCTGGTAATGTTGAAGTAGAAAATCTGGAAACTACTAAGGATGAACCTTATAAAAAACCAGACTACAAAAAGCGTTATGATGACTTAAAAAAACATTATGATAGTAAACTTAATGAGTTTAAAGTCAGAGAGCAAGAGCTTTTAAATGAAGCAGCTAGTAATAGACCTGCTTATCAAGCTCCTAAAACTGAAGAAGAACTTGAAGAGTTTAAAACAAAATATCCTGATGTTTTTGAGGTTGTTGAAACAGTAGCTCACATGCAAAGTGAATCTAAGGCAAAAGTTCTAGAAGAACGTCTTAGTCAACTCCAAGAACGTGAAGCTCAAATGTTAAGACAATCTGCAGAAGAAAGGTTAATGGAAAAACATCCTGACTTTAATGAAATTAGAAACAGTGATGATTTTCATGCATGGGCAAAAGAGCAACCCCAGTCTATACAAGATTGGATTTATAATAACTCTGATAACCCTGATTTAGCCAGTCGTGCATTAGATTTATTTAAAAAAGATTTAGGAATAGAAGCTGCTCCAAAAAAGACAACTTCTAAAAAGACCAAATCTGCTGCTGATATGGTATCTACTAAAACAACAAGTGTAGAACCTAAAAGCGAAAAGGTATGGTCTGAAAGGGAGATTGCTGCAATGAGTATGGATGAGTTTGATAAACACGAAGCTGAAATCAGCGAAGCCATGCAACAAGGCAGAATCGTTAAATAAAACTATAAACACAAAGGAGTACTGTTATGGCTCAATTTTTTGAACCTTCAACTGATACTGATGCTAACTTTGCAAACTCCGTAAGTGGACAAACTAATAGTTTTTTCCTACCTAAGATATATTCCAAAAAGGTTTTAAACTTTTTTAGGAAAGCGTCTGTGGTTGAAGCTATTACTAACACCGACTATGCTGGTGAAATTTCTGCTTTCGGAGACTCAGTTAGGATTATTAAAGAACCTGTTATTTCCGTATCGGACTACACAAGAGGTTCTGACACTACTCAAACAAAGTTAACTGACCAAGAGATAACTTTGGTTGTAGATAGTGCTAAAGCGTTTAAATTCATCGTAGATGATATTGAAACAAACATGTCACACGTTAACTTCAAAGAAGTAGCAACTTCTTCTGCAGCTTACGCATTAAGAGATTCTTATGATGCTGCAGTGATTGCTTCTATGTTCTCTGGAGTTTCTACATCTTCACCTGACCACGCTTTAGGTGCGGATGCATCTGCTGCTACTCAAACTATGGGTCAGCATCAAGGTGGTTCTAACTCTATCGACCTTTTAGGTTCTGATGGTACTGGAACTGACCCGTTAGATGTGATGTCTTTTATGGCTAAGTTACTAGATGAGCAAAGCGTTCCTGAAGAAGGAAGATGGTTCGTTGCACCACCTTCATTCTACAATGAACTTGCACAATCTGGTTCTAAGTTATTGTCTGTAGACTTTAACGCAGGTCAAGGCTCTATAAGAAATGGTCTTGTATCTAGTGGTAAACTAAGAGGATTTGACATGTACAAATCTAATAATGTTGCTGCTGCTAGTACAGCTACTGGTAAGATTCTTGCCGGTCACATTTCTTCTACTGCAACTGCTCAAACTATCATCTCAACTGAGGTTCTAAGAGACCCTAGTTCTTTCGGTGATATCGTAAGAGGATTGCATGTATACGGAGCTAAGGTTTTAAGACCTGAAGCTTTAGTATCAGCTTTCTACACAGTAGACTAATAAAACTGGGGGAGTCTTCGGACTCCTCCTTTTTTAAGGAGAAACAATGGATAATCAAATACAATATTACGAAACAATACATGAAAAAGAAGAAAAGTGTTCAGAGATGGTAGGTCACAATACTATGAGATTTGAATACGAAGAAGATAAAGGAGAAAAATAATGCCGGGTAAAATGATGTATGGAATGAAAAAAGATAAAAAGAAAAAAAGAATGGGTATGAGAAATGGAACTAAAAAAATGCCTAGATATGGAATGAATGACGGTGGACCTGCTGTAATGGCATCTATGGAAAACCAAAAACCTAATTAGTATCATGGGTAAAGGAGTAAAACATTACAAAAGGGATGGTACTGAACATAAGGGAAGTATGCATAAAATGCCTAACGGTACTTTACATACAAACAAAACTCATACTAAAACAAGTGTAAAGCTTTTTCATTTTAAAGATTTAAGTAAAAAAGCACAAGAAAAAGCTAAAAAATCTAGAAGTAAAAAGTAATGGCTAAAACATTCTTAACTCTGACGAATGATGTCCTTAGAGAGTTGAACGAAGTTGTCTTAACTTCATCAAACTTTGGAGACGCTACAGGCATACAAGCGTTTGTCAAAAACTCTATTAACAAATCTATAAACGATATTGCTAATGAAGAACCACAGTTACCTTTCTTTTCGGCAGGTGCTAGTGGTGAGACAGACCCTTTCTATGGTAATACAACTGTAGCAACTACTGCAGGTACTAGATGGTATCTGTTAAAAGATGGTAGTAGTGATATTACTTCAGACTTTGCATCAATAGATTGGGATGATTTTTACATCACAACTATTAGTGTCTCTGGAGAATCAGCACCGTTTGTTTCAAAAGGGTTAAGATTTTTAACATTAGATGAGTGGACTAGGTATTACAGAGATAGTGAGAATAGTGATGATGCATCAACTCAAGCTTATGGAGAGCCTGTTTATGTAATACGTAGTCCAGACCATAGAAAGTTTGGGCTAAGTCCTATACCTGACAAAGTTTACAACGTACATTTTTATGGCTACAACAAGCCTACAGAACTATCAGCGTTTAGTGACACTATAGTTCTACCAGACCAATATGCAAATGTAATAACAGCTAGAGCTAGATATTATGTTTGGCAGTTTAAAGAAAGTCCTCAACAAGCTGCTTTTGCATTAGAAGATTATAAAAAAGGCATGAAGCAAATGAAGTCTAATCTGATAAATCCACAACCAAAATATATGTCAGATGATAGAACATATTTTTAGGAGATATAAATGACAACTAAAATACCAGCAGAATTATCAAGTACTCCCGGAATATCAGATAGTAGTAATGCTACTGCAATAACTATTGATAGTAGTGAGAATGTTGGTATAGGTATTACTAGCCCTAAAACAAATTTAGATATCGCAAGTGCTACAGGAGCAGTATTAACTTTAACTGATACTAGAACCGTTGCAACAGCAGGTGATTTATTAGGTAAAATCAATTTTTATAATTCAGACGCTTCTGGAGATGGTGCTCAAAATGCAGCATCTATAGCAGCATTTCATAATGGAAGTATTGGTAATGGTGGATTCATAACTTTTTCTACAACTACTGGTAGTTCAGGTAGTGAGGGTGCAGAACCAACAGAAAGAGTCAGGATTCTTGCTGATGGCAAGGTTGGCATTGGAACTTCAACTCCTAACTATCCTTTAGTCGTAGCAGGTACTAATCCAAAAATACAAATATACGATAGTGATGGTAACGGACAAACAAACTTATATTTTGGAGATTCAGGTAGTAACTTAGCAGGATATGTAATTTATCAGCATAGCGATGATAAAATGAGAATTGGTACTAACGCATCAGATAAACTTGTTATAAATTCTTCTGGCGATGTTGGTATAGGAACAAGTTCTCCGAATGTAAAGCTATATGTTACAGGAAATGATGCAGGAAATTATTTAAGTGTTTTTTACCATGATGGTAACAATAACGATAGATATGGTATAAGAATTTTAGCTGGTACAGATGATAATAGTGGTGTGATTTATCATATTAGATGTGATGATGGTGATGGTCATGTATTAGGATATCTTCAACATGAAAACGGAACTTTAGCAGTACAACAAGCATCAGATGAAAGGCTTAAAGAAAACATTGTTGATTCTACTTTAGAAGGTATTAATACTTTAAAAAATATTAGGCAAAGAGAGTTTAATCTTAAAAGAGATACAAGCAAAACTAAAATTGTAGGTTATATAGCTCAAGAAATGGAGAGTGTTTATCCTGCTGCTATAAGTGTTATGGATGCGACACAAGATGGTTCAGCTCCAGAAGATGACCTTGAAAATCCGTATAAAACTTTAAGTAAAACTGCTTTGATAGATGTTTTAATAAAAGCTACACAAGAACAACAAACAATAATAGAAACTCAACAAACTACTATTAATGATTTAAAATCTAGGATAGAAACTTTAGAAGGATAAATGGCTAGAAGTCAACCATACGGTTTTGCATGTTCAGGAGGATTAGTAGATAGTGCTAATCGTTTTGACTTGTTCAAAGCTCCCGGAGTAGCAACTACATTAAGAAACTTTGAAGTTGCTGTAGAGGGTGGTTACAGAAGAATAAACGGTTATAGTTTATTTGGTGGTGGTAGTTCTGCTAGACCTAACTCTTCTAATCAGATATATGGATTGTTTGTCTATGCTGATGGAGTAATAGCTGCAAGTGGTAGTAATATTTATTTTAGTCAAACTGGAACTAGTTGGTTGCAAATAAATAAAGCAAGTGTAGCAAGTAGTGGTGATAATCATACTGCATTTACAGGTAGAAGTGCACTTAGTTTAACATCACCAGCTCAGTATAGTTTTGCATTATACGAAGGTACATCTGTTTATGGTGACTTAGTTATGACAGATTCAAGTGGTAGTAATAAACCATTTTTATTTAAGATGACTGGTACAGATTCAGATATTACCAACAGAACATTTTTTGCTAGTCAAATAACAATAAGCGGTAGTACAACTGCAAAATTTTGTACAATACACGGAAGACGCTTAGTAGTTGCAGGAGACCCGTCAACACCAAACACAGTTTACATAAGTGCTGTTAATGACATAGATGATTTTACTGGTGGAGTCTCAATAACATTAGA